TTGGTGTCCTGCCAGCGACTTTCTAGTAGTTCTGACATTTGAATATCTCCTTAGTTTATTCCTGCTAAACGACGAAGATCTACTACGTTACCGTCGTTTGCGTGTTTCTGTGTGACTGACTCATCACGATTGCCTGTTATTTCTTTGCCTTCTGTAAGTGGTGCCTTCTGCTTCGCTGGAGTATTACCGTCAATCACTGCCGGTAGGTACTTGTCAAACGCTGAGCGCAGCTTTGGCGTTTGAACGCTTTCCAGTAAATCTGTCATAATGTCTCGCTGATCCTTTGATAAAGGAGCAACTAGTTCATTAACTGTTTCTTTTCTAGCAGCTTCAGCAAGAATACGTTTGTTTTCTTTTTGCTGCTGTTCTGCAAGCTTTTGTGCTCTAAGAGCTAAAGCTTTTGCTTCTGCAAGCTGTTGATCTTTTGTATCTACAACTTTTAGAAGTTTAGAAGTTTCGGATTTCTCATTGAGATAACTTGTAGTATATTCGTTAGCAAATGCTTCAAATAATCTACGACCGAAATCATTTTTGCGTGCTGATTCAATATCTTCTTTAAGTTGAGAAATTTCTTTTGTAAGTCCTTTTTCAACTGCTGTAGATACTGCTCGAGCACTTTCTTTAACAAAATTCTTCTGAAGTTTTGCAAATTTTGCTTTTGCTTCTTTTACAAGTTTAACTCTTGTTTCTGCAAGGTCTCGCTTGTCTTCGTAGAATTCTGTAATTTCTCTAGACAGTGCCTCTACTACAAAATCTTCCAGTGTGCTAAACTTGTTAGCAACTGCTTTTTGATCTTGATGTAGTTCTGAAATTTCATTAGCAAGCTGTTTTTGAACAAAAGTTTTTAGCAAATCTGCGTTTTCGCGCATTTTTACTGCATATTTTGCTTTTGCTTCAGCAAGCTGTTTGCGGTCTTCTGCAAACTCTTTAATTTCAGATGCAAGACGCTCGGATACCATTTGGTCAACAGCTTCAACCATTGTCTGCTTGTCGTGCTCGTACTTTTGTGCGAACTCTTCGCGCAGTTCAGCAGTTGCCTGCTGACGGTTTTCTTTGACCTTGTTTTCCCAAGCTTCTTCAATTTGGGCACGCACGTCTTCAGAAACTACGTCGTTTTCGAAAAGTGTTTTTAGTGCGTCCAACATATATTTTCTCCTGTTATTGGAGTCTATTGATTATATTAACCAATGATTCTTTTAGATATTTTTGTGCCTTAGGGTCTTCTCGTGTTGCCTGTGCAAGTTCATAAGCCTTATACCCTCCTCGGGCATTCATAAGATGCTCATAAATAGGCGTTGGATAAGCCCCAGGAGCACTTGGTTGCGCGACAACGTCCACAGTTATAATTTCAAAATCTGAAACTTCATTGCGGCCGTCCTCGCTTACATTACCTGAACCCCTAGACGAGACACCTAATTTTACTCCGCTTTCTAGCATTGTTTTAACTAGTTGTCCCATAGGGGTTGGTAAAATTTTCATCTTGCCGTACCCGTTTGAACCGTCCATCCACATTTCAGTAATCATGTGGCTTACACGATCTAGGTTTACAGTAAGACCTTCAGGATGATCAACTTCTCCAAGAACTGAATATCCGCCGGTTATTTGATCGTTGAGAGTTTTGACAGCTCTACCAATTTCATTTACAGGATATACACGCTGATTAGCGTTTCTTACCCCGCCTTGAATACAAATTCCTTTCATGTAAAGGTCTTTGCCTTCATTGGCATTCTCAACAACAATCTCAGCTTGATCGTAGGATAATTGTTCTCTAAGAGTTTTCATCATATTCCTTATTTTCTAGCTCTTAGTGTTGACTGCTTGTTATCAGCAGTTTCGCCTGAACCTTTCTTTTCTGAACCATGTCCTTTTGGCTGATTCTTCATAGATTTAGAAGCTTTGCCTCCAGGAACATTAACGTTGCCTGTGTTCATGTCTTTTGGATTTTGATCACTAAGTGCTGAACCTTTTAGATTGCCTTTGTTGGCTTCGACGCCGTTTTCGGTGTCTGCGCGTGCAATATTGTCAGCAGTTCCGCCCATGTCGTTCTTGCCTGCTACTGTGCTTTGCTTTTGTACACCGTCGTCTCCCATTTTGGCAGTTACTTTTTCAACGTATTCACGCATTGTAGCAACTTGGTCAGTTGGATCAAACGCTTCTTTTTCTTCTTCTTCGCCTTCATCGTCCATGTCATCCATGTCGTCGGCTTCAGTGTCGTCTATGTCGTCGGCTTCAGCGTCGTCCATGTCGTCCATGTCGTCCATGTCTGAATCAGCGTCTTCATCGCCTGACATCATTTTTTCGAACTCTGCNTTTAACTCGTCAAGTGCATCTTCGATGTCAACAACACGGTCTTCTAGCTCTTCTTCGCCTTCGTCGCCCATGTCCATNTCCATGTCCATTTCGCCGCCTTCGTCACCCATGCTAATATCCATTTCAAGGTCGTCGGTTTCGTCGCCGCCTATTGCAGCCATTGGATCTTCTGGCTCTTCTTCAGCAACTTCAAATTCGTCTAGGTCAAAGTCTTCGGAAACTTCTTCGTCGTCGTCATCGTCGTCTTCGTCGTCGTGATCAGCTTCTTCGACTTCTTCGTCTTCTTCGTATTCTTCGGCTAGTAGGTTTTCATAGATTGATCTTGATTTTTCTACCACAATTTCGTGGAAAAGTTCTTCTGCACCTGCTTTGTCTTCGTTAATAAGACGCTCAAGCATTTCTTCAAATTTGTTCATTTTTTAACTCCTATAAATGTAGTACCTATGATAGGCTGTCATTATTATTTACTTGTAAGCACAAAAACCGCGGGGATTTCAGCTCAAAACGAGCCTTTTTGGTGTGATTCTAGGCAAGATCGAAGATTTTTTGAAAATCTTCAATATAAACTGTTTTAAAATTATCAAATTTATTTAGTTCTTCGGGGCAAAAATTATCTGCTTGTATTACTCTTATGTACTGAATATCAGGATGATCCTTTATTACAGTTCTAGTTTGACGCAACCAATTTCCATAAAATGTTGCAGGATCTCGACTTTTTTTATAGTTAAAAGTGTCTGCATAGAGATTATTAAATTTTTTGCCTTCTTCTAGTCCTTGATAGTCAAAGCCTAATATAAAAATTCTAGAATATCCATGCTGACTTGCTAGCCATAGTGCAGTTGGACCTGAGCTCCATCCTTTTGCTGGATGAAAAAAGTTTAGATTTTTCATTGCCTTGTAGGATTTGTTTGGATTTGTCCAAACTTCATTATTATGTTGATAACCGTACTTGTTGATTTCTGCTACCATTTTAACATCAACTGCTACTAGATAGTCTGGAGCAAATGATCTGTATAGTGCATTACAGCCGTATATAGTGCCGTGCTTTTGTATATCTTGAGGGTTGACGGGTTTTCTAGATACTCCGTTGCCTAAAACAAATGCAGTTTTATATTCTGATGATGTTTTCACGGAAGATCTAATTTTCGGTTGGGTTTTTTGTATTTTACGCTGCTGTTTTATTCTCTGCCACTCAGCTTTTGAGAATTGACTTTTGTCAATTTTAGGCATTAGACCATGCCTTGTTCAGCCTGCGCAGCTAGTCCGTACATTTGTCGAACAAATACTAGCTCTTTTTCTTTTTCTTGAGAATGCAACTCTGCACTTTTGCGAACTCTGTTAATTTGACGCAGAGTCAATCGTGTCTTTCTTACGTCATCAAGATTAACTATAGAATCGTCGTATTCAGGAGCATAACGATCGTCTTCGCCTGGTTCAACTGTTTGTCTATCGAAATAAAAAAGTTCACGCAATATCATAGCAGTATTTAGTCAAGTGGTCCTGGTTCGCCTGCGTCTCCACCGCCTAGCTCGTCTCCTGCTGCAGTTCCTGGATCTTCTGCGTCACCGCCAAATTCGCCTTCTTCAGGCGGTGCTTCGTCCTCCATACCTTCAAGGTCTCCTTCTAGCCCTGCAGAGCTTATGCCGGCGCTTCTCATTTCTGCTTCTGCATCACTAGGTGCAACATCAAGTGTGTCGTCGTTTTCTTCACGCCAAAGTCTTTCGTTTTCTGCTACCTCTTCGTCTGTCAAACCAAGGAATCTCTTAAGAGCAAATCGATTAGAAATATATGGTATAGCACTCATCTGCCCAAATGTCGGTACTCGAGAATTATCCAGTTCTGCTTGACGGTAGCTAGCAAAGTTTTGAGGTGGCTCAAATTCTAGGTCAAACATGTTTGTGTCGATGTTTACACCTTTTTCTAGCAGATAGCGTTTGAACTCTTCGTTAAGTCCTTCTATTACTAGCCCTTGCAGTCTTTCGCAATAGGTGTTGAATCGCAATTCTTGAATATAAGCAGTGCCGACTCTGCCATCGTTATAACTTGTAGCACCGTCTTCGGCGCCTGTTGGCAAATAAGAAGAAGGTATACGGAGACCGCGTACCAGCTTGTTGGTAAAATATCTTAAATCGTCTATTTCACCAAGGTTGGTTCCTCCTGGCAGTGTTTCAACTTTGGATCCTCTTCCCTCCGCGGATTGGGGGAAGAAATAATCTTCATGAATAGAAAGAGGATTATAAGAACTGTCAATTACATTTTGACCGCCGCCTGTTGCAGAAGGAATTCTTCGCTGATGAATTTCTGTTTTTACTCTTTCCACAAACTGCATAGCAAGGTGAGGAGGCATATTGCCTACGTCAACATAAAATACCCTTCTTTCGGGAGCACGTTGTACTCTGTAGATTATGATTGCGTCTTCCAGCAGTTCTTTTTGCTTGTAGACTTTGAAAACAGTTTCTAGCAGAGAATTGCCAAACGGGTAGTTTGCATCTAGTCCTTCTGAAAGAGAAAGATGCAGTATGTGTTCGGCACTTACTGCAGTTTCTTTTTCGTCTAACTGAAATCTTGATCCTGCTTGTGTAGGAGCATCTCCGGCGAGTCCTCTTGTTCCGCCTTGAAGGTAACCCGAACCTCCGCCGTATATGTTTCCGGTGGTCTGTTGAGGTTTTGTTGCAACAAGATTTTTAAAGTTGAAATTGATATCGTCTACAATATATTGTTCTGGTATTTTGCCTTCACTTTCGTTTACAATGATTCTCTTAAGTTTGCCTGGCTCTATGTGAAACAGTTTTTTGGTTTCAGGATCTCGTAAAAAAATCTGATCTCCATACTTAAATATGTTTCTGATTATGCGAAACATTCTTGTTTCAAATTTGTTTAGCTTGTACCATTGTTTCAGATATTCGCTTAGTATTTGCACTTCAGAGTTGCTGGCACTTTTGTTGAAATTAAATCTAAATGAAGTTCCGTTCTGTTCGTTTATCTGAGAGCAAAATTCTGCTAGAATATCTAGTGCAGCATTAACTTCAGAATCAAGATCCATTGTGTTATAATGACCATATCTTTCAATTCTGTTAGGGGATCCTATGTAAACTTCTGGGAGATATGAATTGTAATTTGAACTAGCAGGTCCTACGCTGGAACTAGATCTACCTCCTAGAGGAGAAAATTCTCCAGACTGGTTGTTTGCTGTGTTTACGGGAGAGAAATATTTTTTCCAAGACATGTTTAAG